AGAACTTCGTTCTTCTCTTTCGCGCCTTCTCGGAGAAGATTCCGGACAGTGGATTCCGGCTTCCCCATGATCTTGCCGATGGCGACGTTAGAGTTTCCGCGGTCCCTGAGCATATTCGCTCGGGCGATGTCAGCAGCCTTCTGAGCGGCGTTCGCGATGGTGACGGTGTCTCGAAGGCTCGAAGAAGTCATCCCGAAACCAGCGGCGATCTCCTTATCGGGGACGTCTTGGTCGCGAAGCTCCTTCAGAGTGCTCAGGAAGCTGACTGAGCGGGCGTGTGGCGTCTCGCCAGAACCCCAGGGGTACCGACCCGACTTCTGGAGAATTCCGTAGTGCTGAAGGGCATCTAGCTCTTCTTCTCCGATAATCAAATCAGACCCCCCATTCTGTGCTTGGACACGATCTCGTTGCTTGTGATGATCGTGTCGTAGACCGCGGAGAGGTACGGACGGTCGAGTGGGTACTCGTGGATTCCGTCGCCCTCCTGATAGATACGAAGCTCGCCTTGGATCTCGAACGGCTTGAAGCCGTATTCCAGACAGAAGAAAGCAGCGTACACGTACAGCTGATCCGGAGACGGCTTGGTCACGCCCGTCTTCAAATCGTGGATGCGAAGGAAGTTCTCCACCTGATCGAATGAGATCGCATCGGCGGTTCCATACGCATACGGCGAGTACATCAGCATCTGTTCCGGCGTCATGCCGTACTGGATAGCGTGATTGACGTACAGCGCCAGAACCGGGTACTTGCCTTCTTCCTGAAGCTCAAGACCGTCAGCAATGCATCGGGCAGCGGTGTCGTGGAGCCTGGTGCCCTTTGCAGCGGCCTCAGCGGACGACAGACGCTCTATGAGCTTCGTTTCGTCGTACCGGAGCCAGTGCGGATTTGAGGCGCTCAGAAAGGCGTGTGTGCCTTCCAAGCGCGGGTGTGAGCTAAACGCGAAGCGCGCGTCGTAGAGCACGAAGCACTTCCTCTTCGTTCGAAGGGTAGATGAAGGCCGCGAACGACATGTCGTTCAACAACTCGACGTAGTACTTCTGGTTCGGTCGAGTCGGAGCATTAGCTCTGACCTTAACTTCAAGAAAGGCGTACCGGTCCCCGTGAAAGATTACGAGGTCCGGTACGCCCTGAAGATAGCCTGGGTCGTTCTTGAGGATGACACTGTCCGGAAACAGAAGCCGAAGCTTCTTTATGAGCTCCGACTGATACTGCGCTTCCGTCACTGCCACTCCTTTCACGACGAAAAAGCGAAGGCTTATTCTATCCCTTCTATCACATCGCATGTTTTCCAGGCTGTTTGGTATCTGCGCGTCCCTACCGCAACAGACGGAAGTGTTGCAGGACTATTCGTGCTCGCGACCCACTAAAGATCGCAAAAGCTATGTCTCGATCGAGCGCACCCAATGATACGGCGGCGTGCCACGAGTCTTCGAAGACTTCCTCCGTTTCTACGTTCTGGACCTTGCGGGTGACGCAGGGGGCTCCTTGTCCGAACTGCTGGAAGTACTTCGTCGCGAACCACTTCGGTCGCCACAACAGATTCGAGGCTCTGTTGTTCCTGCGGTTCCCGTCGAGATTGATCGGCGTGTTGAACAGATGGCTGGGTCGAGTGAGGAATGCCTCCGCTACGATGATCGCGAGTGCTCGCTTGTACTGAACCTTGTTTTTGGTCAGACCGACGTTCACGATGCCTCGTTGGTTCACGAGGTGAGTCATCGTGTGGCCGGTCTCTTCGTTGCGCACTGAACCTTGATCGCTCACGGCGTAACCCGGGAACGATACGATGTCTCGCCACTCTTCATGCATGGGACCCCCACCTGGATCACTTTTTGGTTCAAGCCGGTACGACCCTGATCGAAACCGGACAACGTGGGGCTTGCTCAATCCGGGCGTCTTGCGACAGGTTGCGACGCAATAGACAACTCGGACACGCTTCTGCCAAAAACCAAGTTTTCTCGCGAAAAACTTTTTCATTTACTCTACTTGGTATCTATAGATATCAAGTGAGCTCGCGGGAAGAGTTGTTTTACGAAAATATTTGGTTTTTTGGCAGAGAGGGTGTCCGAGTTGACCCAACTTTTTGCAAAATGCCAGGTTGACTCGAAACACCCTCACCCTTCTGACCTAGTACTTTACGCCGAGGGGGTGACGCCAAATCTCTGTCAAGTACGCGAAATATTTGGCAGAAACTTGGTTGCGGATGACATAAACTTGACAAACGATCTTGAAAATGGGTCGAGATTCGAGTCCTCAACCACTTTTTGCCAACCGTCTGCCAAATATTTTCCAAACTTGGCGGCCTAAGCGGCAAGCTTGAACGGGCCCAGTTTTCGGACAAACTGGACTTCGTTGAAGCTGTGTTTGGTCCTCAAGGCCTTCATCACCGCCTGATCGATCGTCGCATCGGCGAGCAGTACGTAGTAATGCAGCAGTGAGAATGGGGTGTTTAGACGATCAATGCGCCCTTGGCCCTGTTCCCACTGTTTGTACGAATACGTCAGCGAATAGAAAAGCATCGCATCGGTCGTCGTACAGTTCCAACCCTCGGCCCCTGCGGTGTACTGGACCAGATAAATCCACCGCTCCGAGTCTGGAACTTCCTCGTGCTTGTGTCCGTTCCACTCCGCCACTGGACATTCCCCAGCCAGTGTACGGAGGTTCTGCAACTCGTAATCGAAGTTGTAGAACACAATCAAGCGTGGATGGCGCTTCATGTGTTCTCGGACTGCCTCAAGCCGCGAGGGGTCTGAATACACGACCTTCCGCATGACCGAGAAGAACTCCGCAAGGCTGCGGATAGGTCTCTGTTCATACGGATTCCAGCGGTCTTTGGTGACCGCGTCTAGCAACTCCTGATTGTGCCTCACCTTCACGGTGTGCATCACTCTGGTCGTGTGCCGGTCGTATGGCATATGAACCAGAAGACTGTTCCGGAGTCGCTCAAGCTTCTTTACATCGTGGTACTTTTTGATCTTCGGGAACTTGGCGTAGGAGTCGTACTCCACGTGATCGCGTTTGAAGTGGGTGATGTTCTTGTAATACCCGTTAGCGATCATCACGGGAGCGTAGTCCAGCCAAGTGTCCCCCGGTGTGGCGCTAAGCAGAATCCACGTGTTGTTGTTCTGTGGCTTCGCTATATGAATGAAGCTCTTGACCCAAGCCCCACTTCCGACAAGCCTCTGCTCGTCGAAGATGAAGAAGGCACCGCGGACGTTCCTGTACTTGGCGATGTTGTTCCACGAGTCGACCCACAGCCTGCTCTTGAGAGTAGGACTCCGGGCATGGGTGCTGATTCCGACCTTCAGGAACTCGCCTTCCCAGTCGAGGGAATCCCTCTTCTTGGCCGTCGTAATGACGTAGACGTCTCGCGGTACCTGCTTCCTCACATGGTAAACCGCTGCGGTGAGCGACTTACCAGCCCCTACTCCGCCCCAAAGGATCTTCCCACTAGAGAGCGCGTTGACGGCGTCCTCTTGGTGCGGTAGCAGGGTAACGGACACGTTTTACTCCCCATCGGCGTTTTCCTCGATGCCCGTTCGGACGGTGGAGGGATCGACCTTGTACTCGTTCACCCCGGACAAGAACCTCGCCGGCCCGGACAGAGCTTCGTACAGTTTCTTCTGAGCCTGGAACTGCTCGGGCGTCAACCTCTCGGGAAACTGCATGACCTTGTGCTCGGTCCTGAAGACCGGAGGCATGGAACTCTCCCCGCGGATGAAGAACTCCTCCCCAGAAGTCCTCACAGGCTCCTCAGCGGTGATGTGCAGGGTGAAGGCGTCCTCCCCGTCCTTACGGGGCTCCACATGCGTGATGACGGCCTCGGGATGGTCCTTGTAGAACTGCACTGCCGCATCCCGGACGAAGTCGGAGGCCGAATAGTCAGGCGCTTCCTCAACGGGCTTCTGCAGCCTTATGCCCTTCTTCCGAGCGACCAGTTGTTCGTCACCCTTCGAGTCCGCGAAGAACTTCAAGGTTGCCTTCTCGATGGTCGAAGGGGCCATGGGGTTGTCCATTCTCCACATCTCAGAGGGCAGCCACGGGGCCGGCTGAACGGGAACCCACCCTGTGATGCTGACCCTCTGCTTGCCCGTGGCGATGTCCTCCTGGGTCTGAGCGACGAGGCCGGTTCCGTCCGGGTACTTCTCCTCGAACTTCGAAGCCATGCAGGACACGAAGCCGGCAAAGCTTCCGTACTCCTCCTCGGCTTCCTCCGGGTCGACGATCTCTTCGATCATGGCCTTGCGACGCGGCAGGATCGAATCCATTCCGAGCTCCTTGTGCAGTTGTTCCCGCTCGTCGTTCGACATCCTCGGGACAGCCTTGGCGATCCACGCACCCGGGGCCATGTAGCCACGGACTTCCTCACGGTCCTCAGCCCGCAGGACGGGCATCTTCGTCAGATGCGGAGGGAACTTCGGGTCGTACCCCCGCTCACCGACAAGGCGGTCGAATATCGGAGTGTTGTCGTTCATGGCCGTGCCTTCTTTCCGTCGTACTTCGAGTAGTCCTTTGGTGCTGGTGTTACGAAAAAGGGAAAGCTAAGCAAGACAAGGGCAAGGATCCGAGGACCCCTGCCCCTGCCTCATACTCCTGTCCCCGACCCCGTCAGACCCCGTAGTGCGCGAGGAATTCCTGGATGGAGTCGAGGTTGCCGGTCTTGCCGTTCCGGATGTAGTCCCCGGTGTTGGGATTCTTCTGGAGCCACTTTATGGCGTCCTCAGTGTTCCCCTGGAAGACGAGGTTCGAGTTCCGGTCGAAGACCCTCTCGACCCCATCCGGTGTGGACAGTTGGAACTGCGGTCCCTGCTTGCTCATCGCTGCTCCTGCGGGCCTTGCGGCGGCTTGGGGGTCTGCGGACCCTGCAGCGGCTTCGGCTGTTCCTGAGGACCCTGAGGCGGGTTCTGAGGAGGATTGGGCATACGGATACCTACCCTTCAGGTTGCGAGATCCAGGTACTCAGGTTCGGTCAGGATCTCGGTCGTGTCCCTGATGTACACCCATCGGTGTTGCTCCGAGGGGTTGTTTTCGAGGTACTCGACGGCGGCTTCCACCGATCCGCTGAACACAGGGTCGTGTCCGGACGGGCTGACGACGATGACCTTGGACTCAGACGTGCTCATGGGTTCCTCCGTCCAGTATCCCGAAGATCTGACGAGCAACCTCTACCGCTTCGATGGACTGCCCGTGCTCGTCGACACTCCAACTGTTCCCGCCCATGGCGTTCTCGATCGCAGCAACCACCGCGGCGAACTTAGGCTGACTGAACGTGTGACGGAACTGCTCGTCGAGGTAGATCTGGAACGTGTCATCCTTCTTGACGATCCAGGACCCCTCAAAGGCCTTTCGCTGGCTGTAACGCTGGAAGTGAACGACGTCTACGAGGACGTACACCCGGTCGTCGTTTTCCGACAGCTTCCTTGCCGCCGCACCACCACACCAGGCCGCCACCTTGGCAGCGTTCTGAGGCGTGATCCGAACGGCTTCGACGTCGAACGAGTTCCTTCTCCAGGTCTGAATTATAGATTCCGTCATTTCTCCGCCCCCAGGATTCGCTTGACGATTTGATCTGTAGTCCATTTAAGATCGAGGTCGTTGTGATACCCCAACTCGCGTTCCTCTAAGAGGAATTCGTAAATGGCTTTCCAAATCACATTTCTAGTGGTTTCCTCCGCCGCTTGAACGGCCAAGTATGCCTTCGCATCAAGAACCGTTCTCGATGCGCTGATGAAAACCCGGAGCCTTCCGAGATCTCGTTCACTGCGAAGCCGCAGCCAAGCTCTTAGATGCTCCGGGATTCCAGAACGAATGGCGTTTGATCTTTCGTCAAGCACCACATCGAAGTTCGTGTAAGCCGTCAAATGACCCTCAACACGACGAGCTTGCGGTAGTAGTTCTTGTCCGACTCGGTCAGGGACTCCCAGAACTCCCTGAGCTCCCGCGGGTGACAGTAGCGGCTGTCCCGGCTGAAGAAGCTCACCAGACGCACCAGCGTGGCGTTGTCCGGGCCTTGCATGAATGCTATGAGTTCCTCAACGTCCGTCGCCGGAACCTGGAACAGCTTCCTCATCTGTTCTCCCCCACTCCGCAGGTGCACTTGTGTTCCTGAGACCGCCTGTCACGCTTCCCGCAGTACCACGCATGCGGAAGGTAGTCGGCTTCCTTCTCGACCACGTCCTTGATGCTCCGAAGAGCCACGCTTTCCGCTACGTCGTTCGACAGGTAGGTATCCAAGTCGTACGCCGTAGTCCCCAAGGACCTCAGGAGGTTTGCGAGTTCCTCCCGAATGATCTGACGGATCCGGTCTTCACTGACGGGCACGGGCTTGGGCGCCGTGAAGGTCAGGTACTCACTGACGCTGACAGTCCTGCCGCTCTCCGAGTGATGGAGAACCCACAAGTCGGCGTATTCCGGAGAGGCCTTGAGAAGGTGCTCCCGGATCTTCTCCGCGGGTCCGGTGAGGATCGGACGCATGGTACTGAGCTCGTAGATTACGTCGATCATCACTTCTCCAGGATTCTCTCGATGAGGCGTCGTGCGATCCGGTCAAGATACTGCTCGAATCGCTCGGGGCTCCGCTTGTACATGGGCAATCCTTCCTTGCCCACGATCTCCTTCAGCGTATTCCGTACCTCGGTGAACTTCTCCTTGTAGAGGTACTCGGTGATGGAGACGATCTCTTGCGTTTCCCCGATGCAGACCGCCGACCAGTCATCCGGGTATCCGTACTTCAGTCGGCGCTTGACTTCCTCAGGAGGTCTGGAGAAGACCGGGCGCATCATGGTGTTGAAGACGGTATCCACGATCACCGCCTCGCCGCTTGGCGGTTCGGCGAGTACGTCATCAGCGGATGCCCAGAATCTTCTTGGTGATCTGGTCGGCGACGATGTCGATCTGCGGCCGGGGTCCCTCGACGTTGCAGTTCCAGCAGGCCTGCTCATCGAGCTTCTCCAGTTCCTCCAGAACGACGGCGAACGTGTCGATGTACCGCTTGGACGATTCGATCTCAGCGTTGTTCTCGCTGCTGATCTTGGCGAGCCAGGGATCATCCATCATCTGCTTCCGGATGCGCTTGGATCCGTCTTCATAGACCCCGACGAACTGGATCTGGGTGTCGGACATGAGGAACTTCAGCTCGGTTACAGTGCACCAGCGATTTTCCTTCAGGGCCCGGTCCCACCCCCAGTCCTGGGCCATGTCGTTGGTGCTGGCTCGCTTGTTGCTGTCCTCGATCAAGACACACAGGCCGTTCTTGAGGTGCTTGCCGTCGGGCAGGAACTCGTCCGTGTCCGGGTCCATCACGTAGAACTTGTCGACGATGTGCGGGACGCTCGTCTGAACGACGTCAACCTGCGCCATCATCATGAAGACCGCGGTGGAGTAGTACCGGTCGTTCTCCTCGTCGTACACCACCCAGTGGCGGGTGAGGGTTTCCGGCTTCTCCGAGAGGTAGGTCAGTACAAGAGCCTTCGAACCCTCGAAGAACGGGGGCTTCTTCTTGTTGCTCTTGAAGAGGACCTTGAAGTGATCCGTTGGCATTGATTGCTCCGGTGTGTGGGTGTGTGGGTGTGTGGGTGTGTGGGTGGGCACCTTTTAGAGTCTTACGCCCACTGGACTTCCTGCTCTAGGTGAACAGCCTGACGATCTTCTCAGCGGCCTGCTGGGCGAGTATCGTCATCCCGCCATCGTCGTCGCTGTGATAGGTGGCCTTGGCCTGTGCCGAGACAGCTTGGAGGACAATCTCCTCGACCATCGCCTGTTTCTCCGTGGTCTTCGCTCGCCTACGCTCCCTGTCGGCGGCGAGGTAGGCATCTACCGAGACGTGCTCCATGTCTCTGCCACGGCACACGGTCCAGCCGGGAGACATCGCCTTCCGGTTGAGCCATTCCACGGTCTGTTCCGGCGTTCCGCTGAATAGCGGAGACTTATCGGCACCATGGACCGTGTCGAAGTAGAACGACGTCATGCAGCATTCCTCCATTCGGACAAACCAAGGGCTGCCAGTTCGTAGTACTGCTTGTCCTCGACGGTCCACGAGCCAAGAAACTCGTAGAACTCCCGAAGATCCAGCGGCCTCCTGTTCGTGTTGAAGAAGTGGTAGAGCGCCATGAGCACTCCACTCTTGTCTTTTCTCATGTCAGCCCAAAGCGCGTCGTCGATGATGTCGAGCAATTCGCCGAACGTAACGTGCGGATCCGTTGTGGTCACCGACCACGACCCAACACGGGTACTACGCCCGTTTTTTTCGGACATGAGATTCCCTTCCCCTACCTGTTTGCGCGCCGGTATCTGCGTCGCTCGATCCGGAAGCGGATTTCAGCGATAATCAAATCAACTGCCTTCGCGGCAGCGATTACAAGGAACGCAGCTCCGATCATGGCTCCGTAGATCACGAGCCAGTAGGCGATGAAGAAATCCCACACAGTCGACATCAGGCAGCTACACGCCTGTGAGATCCGTGGCCGGCCGTCCGCTTCTCGATCCGCATAAGACCGAGTTCGATCAGTTGGAGGTGGCGGTTGTTCTTGAAGTTGGAGGGGACCTCTTCCGGCATGGCGGCGGTGTTGGTGTCGTCGAGCTTGGGCGTCTCCGGCTTGGGGTGCTTCTCGGACCAGTAGGAGGTTCCGGCATCGACGGCAATCGCCACGACGACCACCCCCAGTGACACCAAGAGTACGACGATGAGTATGTTCACTTCCTGCTCTCCTTCGGATTACCTGACTCGACAAGCAGGAGCCCGCCCACGACAAGCAGGCAGGCTCCTACCATCCCAACCAACACGCCGATGAAAAACTCCATCGACTTTTACCGGCCTCTCCCGATGGACCGGAATCCGTAGCCCATGACGAACCCGCAGAACAGCAGGATCACTCCTCTGAGAGCTTCCCACTCGACGGGGGTCATGCGGTGATGGCCCTTCGCTCGCCGTCCTCGACCCAGCCGGAGTCCTCCTCGACCTGAGCATCGATCAGGTTCTCCAGCTGAAGCGCGGCGATCTCCTCCTCCGGATCACCCTCGATCGGGACGTGGGCGTACTCCAGCTCCAGCTCGTCCTCGTGGAGCGTTCCCATGAAGATCTTGAGGTACGCGGCGACACCCTGCTGTCCGCTGACATCCCAGTTGAACGGACGGAGAGTGACGTCCACCCGGTCGAACTCGACGACGTCCGCGAGGTGCACGGTCTCCTCATCCAGCGGAGTGCGCTTGTTCTTGGACATCGTGATGAGGAAGATCCTCGGGGGCCGCCGGCCGTCCATCTTGACAGTGACGGGGAGGTGGAAGTAGTGCGTGCCGTCGTCGGCGATCTTCTCCTTGACGGTCCACCCGGCCTCGTGGAACTTGATCGCGTCTGCCTCTTCCAGGTCGACGGCGAAGTTCCGCTTGCCCTTGGCGTTGTAGAGCCGCTCCTCGCCCGCGAAGTTCCGCCACTTGATGGGATAGTTCCGGAGGGTGAGCTCCTCGTCGACGCGCTTGTAGGGACGCGGCTTGAGTATCGGAGTCCGGTCCAGTTCCTTTGCCATACCTGTTCCTGTTCTGAAGTACTGCGTTGGGATGCCAGCTTTTTCGGCAAGCTGTGAGCAATGCGTTGCGCCGTTGGATTCATCCTTGATGAACGCTAGGCACAAATCTGCACCGAGTTTGACCATCTCGGCGTTGCGGGCGTATCCGGCGCCTCTCTTGCGAGGACCTTTCCAGTCCGCGGGGTGACGCTCCAAGTTGTCGCTCAGATCCAAGCCGACTTCTATGCCCCACTCGTCGGCGTGATTATCCGCGCCGGTGAGGCAGTCGCCATGGACCAGAGTGAACCTCCCGAACTCACCCAGGATCTTGTAGAGCTGATCCCAGACGAGTTCACGGTCCGGCCAGTCACGACTGCCGGTGACTAGGACTCGGATGACGAAACTTCCGTCTCGTCTCGATTGAAGTTGGCGCGACGGCACCTGTCGTAGTGGTTAGAACTCTCGGGATCGCACTCCCGCTTGAAGCACGCGCTGTGGTTCGGTGCTCGCCGTCGAGGAGCGGGATCCGACTTGAGGTTTTCCAGACCCTCGATACCCACCTCGCCCAGCCTCCTTCTCTCGATCTCGACGATGTTCCGGTTCACCGCTTCAGAGACCTTCACCAGGTCCCTGAAGACCCGGGTCATGTCCTTGATGGCCTTGGTGAGTTCCTGGAGATCCTTATTCCGTTCGGACATCAGTCCTCTTCTTCGTCAGACTGCGACACGTCCAGCAAGTCACGTCGCAAGCGAATCCATGCATGTGTGGTTCGAGGTACTTGCACGAAGGATCGTTACAAGCCACTCTGCTGACGAATCGATAAAACTCCTCGATGTCAGCGAGAGCGTGCCTGGCCGTTATCTGTTCGAGGAATATCTCGCGCTTGGTTCCGACGCACCAGCACGTCCCCATTGCGTGTTGACTCGGTGAATGAAGATTGAGAATACGACGAACCCAATTCTTCACCTTGCCTCCGTTCTCAGAGAACCTGCGGGAGCCACTTGCTGACGAACTCGCCGAGGACGCCGTCGTAGACCTCGCTGTCCGGGAGGCTCGCGTAGTTCTCCAGGTCTCCCGTGAAGAACGCCGATGCGTTGTCCCGGATCCGCCCGGTCATGGTGTCGAGGCCGTCCATGAAGTCCCGCGCTCCGCGGTCCTTCCCGAAGACGACGAAGGCGAAGAACGTCTTCTCTCCCGAGAGATCGCGAATCATGTCCTGGGCCGCGATCTCACTGTCGGGCCCACCATCGGTCTGGAAGATGACCAGCGCGGGCTCGTCCTCCTTCGCGTCCTTCTGGAAGTTCACGGGCGCTTCCAGAGCATCCGCGTAGTTGGTGGACCCCCAGGGCTGGAGCGGGTGGCTGCGGTCGACCCAGCCGACGTAGTACGGGTCCAGCTCGGCCACCTCGACCGAGCTACGACGAAGGGGATTCCAGCGCGTCTTCTTCACCGGCGATCCGACGAAGGTGGCGTCGGCCTTGTTCAGACTCACCTCGTAGGCTTCGCTGACCTTGGAACCGAAGTACCACGCCTCGATGGTCCCGTCGTCGTCCAGCGCCGAGGCGAGGCCGAGAACCTGCTCGGTCAGTCGCTGCACCGCACCGGCCTCGTACCACCGGTACATGGAACCGCTGTGGTCCAGGACGAGACGGACCTTCACGCCGCCCTTGCCGTCGGCCACGATGTTGTGCTTGGCGAGACTGGCATTCGCGGTCTTCTGGAGATCAGCCATGGGCGTCTTGATCATGTTGTACGTCATGCGTCGATTTCCTTCTCTTCAGTTTTCGCTGCAGGTATTGGACCCATGGAAAACCCCCGGCGGAGAATTTCCGCGGGCATGTTCCGAGCGTCGATATGGGCGATGAGCGCCCCGCCAGGAAGCTTCTCGATCTTGGCGGATCCGACGATCTCCCCTTCGCCGGTCTCATTGGGGCTGGTGAGTTCAACCACCCCAATGAATATCGGCTTCTTCGGAGCCATTCGCTTCTTGTCCTTGAATCTCTTGAGAGATAAGCGCCGGGCAGGACCGCTCATGCTTGCCTCCAGGACTTCAGTCCTCGATGATCGTGCTCTTGTTCTTGGTGAACTCGTTGACGTACGTGAGCCGCTTGTCGCCGTCGTAGGTGAGCTCGTAGTACTTACCGTCGGGGATGTCGGTGATGACGATGGCCTTCCAGTGCTGCAGGATCTTGGTGAAGGTCACGACGTAGACCTCGAACGCCGGCTTCTCGAAGGCCACCGAATACTGCGAGTCGACGTAGTTGATCAGCGTCCGCTTGGCCTGTGCAACGAGATCCTTCGGAGCGTTCGGGATCGTCAGGAGAGGACGTTCCTTGGGCTCAGGCTGATCGAGGTACAGACGCTCCACAGTGACCCTGTGCGTCGCGTTCCAGTCCTCGACGTCCGCCCTGCACCTCGGGCAGGTGTCGACGCCCCCACAGCGCTTCACGCCCGCTGCGTCGTCGTTGGTTCGGTTGTAGATGCTGCCGGGGATCTGATGTCCGTGTCCGGTGCGTGCCATGTCTGTTCCTAACCTCGGGCAGTAAGGCCGATACCCGCGTTCCGAAGTGTGGTGACGACCATCTCGGCCGTCTCGGTGTTGTACATGCCGGTCTCGACCAGAGCCTCGATTGCCTTCTGCCTCTCGACGGGACCGTCCTTGAGGAAGTAGTACCCGACGGCCTCCAGTTCAGCCTGGAGCTCTCCCGGGTCGGGGGAAGGCGTGTCGTGGTGCCCCTCGATCCAGTCGAAGACGATCCCGAGGATCGCATAGGCATCGTTCCCATTCATCGGGTCAGTGCCCAGCTTCTTAATTCGACGACGTTCCATCTTCGACCTCCAGGTCTAGGTTCAATTCCCGCGGGCGTTTCTTGCCATGGAAACCCCTATCGACAGTGGCGGGGCGCCAGTCAACTCCTGTGCACCATACAGGAACTGAACTAGCGCCCCGTCTCACTGGTTTCTGAACTTGTCAGCCGTGTCGACGTTCCACGGACTCAGGAGAGTTCTCGCCCGTGCCCTGGTACTTGCCGCACTTCACGCAACCCTGATAGAGCCCGCAGCCGCAGGACTCCGTCGACGGGAAGTCCACAGGGTCCACCTGCTGCCGGACGATTCCCGTCTTTCCGTTGCTCAGTTCGACGACCTCGTAGTACTCGTCATCCCCGAGCTTGGGGAGAACCGCCGCCATCTTGTCCCCGTACTTCAGGGCCTCCTCATCGGTGACGATGGGGTCGTTCTCCTCGAACACGTTCCTGCTCATGCGTCGAAGGTTCCCTTCTCTCTGTCGGGATGGGTGCTGTCCCACAACTCCGGGTTCAGTGCGAGTTCCTCCCAGAGGAACTTCTTGAGGACGTTGGGCTGCTCCTCCGGAACGTTCCGGATCGACAGACCCTCAAGCGGCTGCCGGTGACCGAAAATCTCGTCCTCGAATTCCGGAAAGATCGTTCCCGAAACGGTTTCGCCGTCCTCGTTGAGTTCGGCCTCACCGACGACCTTGCCGTTGAGTGTGACTTTGCCCTTTTCGGTCATCATGCCTTCCAAGGGGGTTTCTTCGCGGTGAAGTTGACCTGCATCGACAGGCTGCTGATGAGACCATGAGTCACCGCCGAATTGAACTTCCGACGGAACTCTTCTTGGGTGATCTTTCCCCCGATAACACCATTCGGGTCGAAACTGATCACGCCGACCTCGCGACCAAGGGCGTCCAGTACCGGAAACTCCACCGGCTTTGCTTTGGGCGCACGCTTGCGCCACGGAGGCCATCTCACGCTGCGTTCTCCTGGAATGTGGTCTTGTCGACGAAGGCCTCGAAGTCGCCGAACTTCTCGATGGACTGGGCGGCATCTTCGGCGAGCATGTTGAAGTACGCCATGTCCACCACGTCCGCGATGGATCCGGTGCCTTCTACGGCGTCCTTGGGGTTCTCGAACACCATCCGCTCTATGGCGCCGCCCTCAAGGGTGCTGATCATCTCGGCCTCGGCCCACTTGTAGCCCTTGGTGCCGGCTACTGCGTAGTCCTTCCCGTCCCGAACACAGACGAGGTCCCCGCCCTTGAAGATGTCCTGGTCGGGGTTGATCGGCACGAAGAGCCCCGAGCGCCCGACGTGCGTGTCCCTCTCTCCCTTCTCGTCCTGCTCCTGGGTGACCATGTCGTCTTCTAGAGCGTCGTCCTTCTTGCCGCCGATGGTGAGCTGACCTTCCGGGAACCGGAGGTACATCGCTCCCTTCTGAACCTGCTTGGTGACGCACAGGTCGTTGAAGGTGATCGGCTCGTCGGTGAAGAGCGTCTTGAAGACGTACGGCTGCTGGAATTCAGCTCCGACGGCCTTCCAGTGCTCCGGCTTGCCCTTGGCGTTCCACCCCACGTAGGCGATGAACACGGCGTCGTTCACGAGGCACATCTTCTTGTAGGTGGCCTCGTGCTCGAAGGTGTAGCCATACTCCGCGCCGAACTCGTGGATGAACTCGATGAGGTCCGGAGTGGCTCCCGGGATCTTGATCGAGTCGGTCTTGATGTGTGCGACGGTGAAGCCCATCTCCTGCACTGCCTTCTTCAGCAGTACCATGAACAGGGCACCGCGCTTGGCGACGATGTTGTCGACGTTGCGCTTGTCCCGGAACGGGTTGTTGAACTTCGCCGAGGTGTAGCCGTAGATCGAGTTGATCACCAGCTTCAGCGCGTTCGAGAGTGCCTCCGCTTCCTCCTCAGTGCCCGGAACGGGGACGCCGGGCAGGAGTCGAGCGAACTCGTCGTAGTCGCCGTGCTTGAGCGCCAGACGGGCTTCCACGAGCCGACGGAACGTGTCGGTGTACTTCCCGAACAGGTTCAGCTGAATGATCGAGGACGGGTGCATGGACGCGATGTCCAGGAGGAAAACGTCCTCGTACATTCCGGGCTCCGCGTAGACGTAACCGCCTTCGCCGACCACCTCGCCGCGGAAAGTGCTCTTCTCGGTCTTGTTGTACGGGTCGAACTTGTACCCGTCGTCCGCGCCCTTCTTGGACTCGCCGAACATCTCAGAGAGGTCCGTGTAGACGAAGTCCTTCTGCGGGTTTCGCTCGTCCCCGAACATGATCCGGATCGCGTGCTGGCGGGTCGAGTTGTTGACCTCCAGACCGCTCATCTCGGCCAGGGCCTGACGGGCGACGAAGTCCTGCTTGCAGGCCTTGAAGACCTCCTTGAGCGAGGTCACGTCGTTTCCGCAGTACTTGACGACGTCGTTGATGCGCTCCTTCGGAACCGGCTGGTCCCAAGGAATGTCCATCTCCATGTGATGGATCCCCAGGACGATCTGCCACTTCTTCAGGGACTGCTTGACCGAGCTGAAGTCGTACACGTCCGCATAGGACAGCGACCATGCCTTGCCGTACTGGGCGGACGGGTCCTTGTCGACGATGATCTTCTGCGAGATCTTGTAGAGCTCTGGCGTCGTGGCGCCGAGGTACCGGGCCCAGAGGATGTGGTTATCGTAGGGTCGGTTGTTGAAGCCGACGAGCTTGAAGTTGAAGATCAGAGTCTCGATCTCCTGAGGAGTCGGCTCGATCATTTCGACGACCGTGTCGGAATCCTCGTAACTCCAGCAGACCACGAAGAGGTTCGGGTACACCTCGCAGTCGAAGAAGACGATGCGCTCGTCCTTCACCTCGACGGGCTTCTCCGGCGGCGTCTCGTCGTCGCTGACAGCCGAAGCGAACCGCATCTTGGCGACGGTCCTGACACAGATCTCCGACTGGTTCTTACTGTTCATCGCGAACAGAAGGATCTTCTGCCGCATGTCGCTGACGTCGAACGGATAACCGGCCTCGTATGCCTCGTCGAGAAGGTGCTTGATGAAGTCGACAGAAGGCTTGGTACCGGAGTGATACTGCTTCAGCAAGTTCTGCTGAATCATGTGGCGAAGGCCTTCTTCGCTCTTCAACTTGGTCTTTTCAAGCACCGGCTTTTTCTCCCTGAATGGCAAAGGGCCAACCGGCATGGTGGCCACCGAAACGTTGTTGCACTTCGTCAGCTTTCTACGGAGGGAAGCGTTACCCCTGTAGGACTTGATCTCGATTCCGGGCGCATACTCGGAAGCGAGTTCCGTGACGTCGCCGTCGTAGATGTAGTGAAGGTGTACGCCGTTCCCGCTCTTGCTGAGTTCTGCATAAGTCGGGGGCCAACCGGCACTAGCCGCCTTGAGGTTCTCCTCAAGCGACTTGTTTCCGTCCTCATCCGTCAAGTCGAAGTCGATGACGATGTGGTTCTCGGGAATCTTGACGAAGTGAAGCTTCGACGTGTCGAGGTCCCCCAGCACCGTGGACACCACTTGGTCGTCTTCGGGGATGAACGGATTCCCGTCCTTGTCGATCCGCTCCGACTTGTCCCAGTAGAGCTTGGGGTTCCCACTTGCGTTGGCGTACTGGGCGGTAAGGCCCGCGTACATCTCGTCGAAAATGGAATCGGGCTCCTCCATGACAAGCGAGAAGCTCGGAGGCTTCGACTCGGGAATAGCTGCTTTGAACCGAGGCGAATTGAACCCCTTGTAGACGCTCCTAGCGTTGGTCCCCCCGAACTCCAGTCGCTCGTGGAATTCGTCGAAGTAGTTCTTGAGTTCCTCCCTGAATGCGTGGTACTTCATCTTGTAGCCGAGTTCCGCGTATTCGGCGTACTCCTTGTAGAGTTCCCACGCCTGCTTAAGCGTGGTCCCGTCCTGGACGCGGAATACGTCGTAGTGCTCCTCGACGAAATTGAAGAACACATCCGTCTGGAACATCATCTTCACGGGCTTGTACCCGTTGTAGTAGTTCTTCCCCATCTTGCGGTAGACGTCGAGGCAGTGCTGGGCGATTGCCCCGAGCTCGAAGTCAATCCGCGCCATGAGGGCGAAGTAGTGGTCAGGCTCGAACTTGTTGCCCGTGGGGTGGACATCGATGAGCCGGCGAATAAGACCCGACTTGGCGTCCGTGATCTTCACCGGCTTGTTCGTCCCCATGAAGAGGAATGCGTTGATCACAGCTTCGTAGCTCGGCTTGTACTTCTCGTTCAGCCGCATGGTGTCGTGTCCGACGATCGAGTTCAGCGTGCTGTTGTCGTCAATCTTGGACAGGTCACCGTCGTGCTGAATCGCGACGAGCGGGTTGGACTTGAAGGCTTCCGTGGCGAATGCGTTGTTGGCACCCACGAGAGCCTTGGCCTCGAACATGGCGATGTACCCAGCGAACAGCTTCTGGATGATCTTCATGATCGTGGACTTGCCAGTACCACCGGGGCCGTAGAACACCAGGAATTTCTCGATCTTCTTCGAGTCCCCGGATACGATGGCCCCGATGGCCCACTCGATCTTTGCCCGTTCCTCCGGAGAGTACAGGGTCCCGACGAGCTCGTCCCAAGCGCTGTAGTCCCCCAGCGCAAGGGAATATGGAAGCCGTCGGCTGACGTGGTCCGACTTCTTGACTTCCGTGTTGGCGAACGTCAGCTTCATGTCCAGCGGGTGAGAGTTGTCGCTGACATTGTTCATGAACTTGCGGAACTGGTTCCAGCCGTTCGTGCTGTACGTGCGGAGGAGTTTGACGCTGCACTCCACTCCGTCAGCCTTCAGGCTATCCGCGTACTTCATGAGCTCTGCGTCCACCAGACGTTGTACGTCGTACTCGTCAGTGGACCACAGGCCCTTTTCTTCATCCCAGATCGCATAGAAGGATTTACCGCGGACCATCAAGTCCTTGGATCGGCCAACTGTGAAGTCGGGACGTACCTCTACAGGGTCGCCTTCCTTCCGGGGGAGCTTCTTGCTGATCTGAAAGAAATCCAGCACCTATCCTCCTCTCTTACCCAGCTAGTTCCCGCTCGATAACGTACTCACTTAGCTGGAACCAGAGTTCAACTTTCGTCTGATCCGTGGGGGGATCCTGAAGTGGGAAGAACCCGCCAAGACCCGTTGGTTCGTATTGCCTGTTGATCAGCATATCGAGAAGCTGATCGATCTGTTGTCTTCGAATATCCGTGAAACGGATCTTGTCGCTGAATCCTGCGAGTCCGATGTTCACCATCAGGTGTTCCCAGAACCAGTAGTGGGGCTTACCTCCGGCCTGAAAAGACAGGTCGTTAGCAAGCCCCACCATGAGTTCGAACATCGAGCACGGGAGGTCTAGCCAGTGCGGATCTACGGAATGGCGATCGATTCCCATCTCGTTGAGAAATGTGATACGGAGCGCCTTACCGACATCGACCCGGTTCTCGTCATTGTCGACGGTCCAGTAGAACTCCTTGAGGTACAGAACCCTGAGGATTTTCCAATACGTCAGGGATTTGTCCTTGAACCCAGGATCAGCGATCCGACCGTAGAGCCAGTCGAAGTACTGGCCGTCGATGACCGGTTCGCTCATCTCACGTCACCCTGCCTGCGTTACCTTCTCGGAGTACTTGTCCGGGAGCCACAGGATTTCCAGCTCGACGCCCTGGGTGTGGTTGCGGATGAACAAGCTCTCCGCTCCACCCCAGGATTCCGGTCCCGCCTTGAGCATGGCGGTGACTTCGTCGCCCAGCGTCACCTTGCGGGCGTCCAGATCGATGACCTGGTCCCGTTCCCCGGCGAGTGTGTCGTCACCGGAGAAGTACGTGATCGAGTACTGCTTGTGCTCCGTGCGGCTGTGGATGAACTCGTCGGAGGTGATGACGTCCGTCTGAACGGGGTCGTTTGCCTCCTTGGGTTCCGCCACCGCGGGGGTGGAGACGGCGTTGTAGTTCATCGGGGCCGAGGCCTGCTCGGGGATGACCTCGGGCACCTTCTCGCGGACCTCAGGAGCTACGACGGCCTCGGCTTCGTCGAGAAGCTTCGCGGTTTCCCGGATCTCAGCGTCGAACTTGACCACTGCAGTCAGGTCCGTGACCAGAGCCTCCGGCGGGACCTTGACCCCTCCCGAGTAGTCCTCGAACGCCTCGACGGCCTTCTGTGCAGCCGCCAAGACTTCGGGCTGAGCCAGGAACTCCTGATCCGACATGGACTTGAGTTCCTCGTCCCGCTGGAGGCAGCGGTCGCACTCCTCCTTGTAGCGAGACTCGGCTTCGTCGTACCCCTTGTTGTAGCCCTCGGTGTGCGCCTCTTCGAGCTTGTTCTGGGCGAGATACAGACCGATCCCGATCCCGCCCGCGATGCACAACGCGTACCTGATGAGCATCTCGATCACACCCTTGCCGGGTCGTCCAGCAGGTCCAGGATCGGGCCGTCGACGTTGAAGCTCAGCCAGTAGGCGTCCTTGTGGCCGTTGATCCACTCCTTGCCCGCGTGGACGCCGTTCCGCCACACGCCGAAGTCGATGTAGCCGTCACCCTTGCCGTCCTCCGGGTTCTTGACCCAGCCGACGACCTGACCGGCCTTCGTCTTCTTGTAGCCGAGGAGGTCGTAGGCGTCGTTCAGGAAGACGTAGCCCTGCAGACGCAGCAGGCTGTTCAGACGGTTCTGGACCATCTCCAGGAAGAAGTTGTTCTGACCCGGGACGTCCTGCCAGTTCGAGTTCGGAGAGCCGTCAGGCAGCAGAGGAGAGAAGACGCGCCCGTAGGTGGTCTCCGGGTCCATCTCTTGCATGGCCTTCTGGTCGAGACCACGGATGATCTTGACCTCGGGGCCGTTGGGGCCCTCCTCGACGATCTCGCGCTCGTGGACGCCGTGGAGGAACTCGAAGTCCTTCTCCTCGCCGAGCTCGGTGATGACACGTCCGCGGTAGTCCTTGAACGCGCCGTCCAGACCGATGTAGGCCGCGGCGAGACCCGCGTTACGACGGCTGAGGATCAGGTGCGAGCCTGCCAGGGCGCCGACGGAAGCGGTGAAGAGGATGGCGGTGGGGGCGTAGAGGCGAGCGATCTTGATGGCGGTCTGAAGTCGGACGTTGAACGAGGCCTTCTTGGTCTCGCTGTCCTCGCCGTCAGTGACGGTCACCTCGACCTTCTTGAGGTGTTCCTCGCCCTCCGCGAGAACGTCGCTGAGCTTCAGCGTGGCGCGGCAGGCCATGACCACGGAGGCGCCGACGCCGACGATTCCGAGACCCACCAGAAATACGGGGGAATGCTTCTGCGCCTTGAGGACTTGACGTCCTGCCTTGGCGGTGACCCGGTGGGTCAGGGACTTGATGCTCACTTGCTGCTCTCCCGGAGAGTGTCGTAGTGGGTAGGACCGAGCTCGCGGTACGTCTTGAGGCACTTCAGGGCGATGGATCCCAGAGACGATCCGATGAAACCGGCGAGAAGGTAGAACTTGTTGAGAGAAAGCTTCTGACCAGTGGTCTGCGTTTCGAGGATCGGATTGATCTCGTCGAAATATGGCGGCAAGACCGGAGACAGAGATGAAACGAAAACGAAGGAGTCATCGGCGAATCCTTCGACAAGGCCTTCGTGCAGTATGGAAACCTTGAGGCTGTCCTCCTCTCGGCATTCCTCGAACACCCGCAAAGCAAGTGTAAGAATCGAGGACTTGCCGCTACCGGCTTCTCCGACAACCGAGAGGATCTTCGCGGGTCCTCCGGCCAGGACACATCCGATCGACCATTCGATCTTCTTCCGGTCCTCGTCCGAGAGAAGCGTCCCGAGGAGTTCGTTCCACGAACCAACGGCCCGGTCGCCGACGTCCATCATGCGCGATCCTCCAGCTTCCGGTCGTAGTCGTCCAGACGCTCGTCGATCTTGTCGGCGATGTCCTTGGCCTTGCGGAGAACCCTGGCGTGAACCGTCTTGGGGATACTTCCCTCGACGAGTCCCCAGACCAGCGGTCCTACAACTACACCGGCGATGAACCCCAGTGTAAAGCGCATTCAGAGCTTCCCCTCTGCTTTCAGTTTCTGTATTCGGCGAGGCATGGATATGGTGACCCGGTCGACATTCAGACGGATTGTCATCACGTCGAGACGGCCGTGAAGCCAGTCTTTACCGTGGTGGAATCCTTCAGCCCAAGTACCCAGGTCGATGTATCCGTCGCCCTCGCCGTCGTGGTCCCGGATCCACCCGGCCTGACCGCCCTTGACGGTACGCTCAAAGCCGAGTAGTTCCAGTGCCTCATTGGCCGAAACGTAGCCCCTGACACGAAGTCGCCTGTTGAGTACGTCTTCCACCCAACTGACATACAACGCGTTTCGGATCCGGTTCTGGCTGTTCCAGTGAGGATTGTGCTTGTCGAATACCCGAACGAAGGTCCAGGGCTTTTTCACACCTTTCCCTTCTTCCTGAGGCTGAAGAATATCGCGGTTACCTGACTTTCAGGCATCTTGTCGACCTTGTCGGCCCAGGCTTTTGTGGGGTAAGCCTTTTTGATCAACTCCCTCTTGGATATGCCGGACATGGCGGTGGGGCGCCTAATTCTCGATGGGAATCGGAGGCGGCAGCAGCAAGAGGTACCCGCCGGACCGGAGCTCGGTCACCCGGGCCGATCGCAAGTCGTCCCAGCCCCATCCTTCGTCCGTGGTCTTGGGCCTGATGCCCACGGAGGCGTAGAGGTCACCGACCGTGCAGTGACGGACGCTGGCGATGATCTCGTTCAGTTCCGCGATGACGTCCTCGCCCTCCTGCCGGGTTTCGAGGATGATGTCCTCGATGACATTCGACCGCCTGATGATGCGCGGGGCCGGAGGAGCGGTGTTCGGAGACCGGTACGTCGGGGTAGTGCTGGAGCTGTATCGGGTGTAGTTCACCCGGGGCCGTCCGGTGCCGTGGCTGACGGTTCGAGTGCTCCGAGTCTGAGCCTCTCCGAAGAGACGTTCCTCGATCCCGCCTCTGATACCGTCCGCGGTCTGTGTGATGATGCTGAGGATCATGTCCTTGATCATCGGTTCGACGACGTTCGACACGAGGTACTGGCCGAAGCTCTCCTCGCCATTACCGCCGAACATCTCCTTGAAGCGCTTGCCGAGCGGCTTCTTACGCTGTATGACCTTGCCCTTAACGACCTTGTCGGCCGTCTTCTTGGTCTGAGCCTGACCTTCCGAAGTACCCTCTGCCTGAGGTTGCTCCGGCGCCGGTGATGACAATGGCCCCGCAGGATCCACTGGTACCGAAGGCTTCGATCGACCGGAAAAACTGTTACCGGGGTAGTCTTCCATTTGACTGCCTCTTCTAGAAAACCCAAACCCCATGTAGGGGTTGGGAGTGAGTTGGATACGGGGTCAGTCGTTCTTCTCGTCTTTGTCCGGGAAGTACTCCGGGTAAGTCTCCTTGTAGTGGGTATCGATCTTCTCGTCGATCTGCTTGCTGAGCTTATAGGCTTGCCCAATAAGCCAGGATCCGGCGAGGCTGGCGATACCTCTCACAACGAGCTTCGCGGTCTTCGGGTTCTTAAGCACGGAAGGTCCTTTAGTCGTAGGGGTCTCACTATAGGGCCTGTAATTCCTGCGATGCATGAAAATGCCCTGGTGACCGGCGAGTCTGAAGATATGAACGAACCCTCCACCTTCCATCGGTTGGCAGGTGTAGAACTCTTCATTCTCGTCCACTAATCCCCCTACAGCGGTCTAGTAATAGCGTCCGATCACACCGGTCGACGGGCCGGCGGTGTACTCCGAAATCGGGGCTTCCACGACCTTTCGCCCACGATATGACCCCGTGTTGGCGTTGACCATGTAGCCCTTGCCGCTGACGATCTTGGTGAGGATCCCGACGTGGTATACGCGGCCCCGAGCATCGCGTATGAATATCAGGTCGCCCACCTTGCGATCTCGGATCGCGATCTTCTTGGACTTGTCGTACTGACCCTGGGCCGTTCTCGGAAGCGTCTTGCCGTGCTTCTTGTAGGCCCAGTAGACGAGTCCCGAGCAGTCGTACCCCCGGGAATATCCGCCTTCGGCTTCGTAGACGTACTTCGCGCCCTTCTGGGTCTTGGCGCTCGCCATGGCGTTGCTCCGGAGTGTTGCAGCGTCGGCATCCGTTGCGGTCACGAAGAATCCCGTGAGCATCAGCGAGGTGACGATGACGTACTTCATTGCGCTTCTCATGGTGCTGTCCAATCGGTTGAAGGGACGAATATCGCTAGGAGGTGCAGTACCTCCTGGCCATGGCGTGAACGTATGACTCGGGGGCCCCCATCATCTTCGCGATCTGGGCCTCGGAGTATTCCTTGGCCATCAGACCTTTGATGATCTCGATGTCCGCCCTTTTTCGGTTGGCTTTATCGATCGTTTCTCGGTCGCGTTCGCTAATGGGGGCCACGTTGATCCTTTCGCGCTAGTTCAGCAACCAGCCGCATTTCCAGTTGAGACAGGTCTGCTGTTCCGCATGAGCCAGAGAACCCTCTTCGGTGCGGTCACGAAGAATCCCGTGAGCATCAGGGCGGTGACGATGACGTACTTCATTGCGCTTCTCATGGTGCTGTCCAATCCCTAGTAGGGATTACTTGTCGAGGACTCGAAGAGTGTTCTTGTGGTAACCCTTGATCGCCTCATTGACCAGACCTGAGTCCCACTCAATCTGGCAGTAATTACCGTCAACTCCGATCACGGTTCCATCCCCGCACCAAGAGTTGTTCACTCGCATTCCTTGCTCCATGACTGTTCACCTCCTTTCTGATTCTCAAATATGGATGTGACGACCGGGGCACATGTTCTTCCACTGGGGGCGGGAACTCGGCTGTCGTTTAGTCGTTCAGCATCCGGAATATGGCCGCGGGTGAGACCCCTACGTGGCCACTTGCTGAACGCCCCGATCGTCACGTCTGGTTATGCCGTCTTGCCGAGCTTCTGGCTACGGCGTTGGAAGGCGATCTGGAAGTGCTCCTGCGACATGTTCTTCGTGTCGGTGCCGGCGATGGCGTCGAACTCCTCGTCCGACATCGCCAGAAGCTCGTCCTTGGTGTACGTGCGGTTCTGCTCTTCCTTCACCCGCTCCTGGATCCGCTGGGGCAGGATACTGGTGAAGAACTCCGCGCCGATGTCCTCGGACGTGATGAGCTCCTGGAAGAACTTGTTGTAGGCGCCGCCGTACATGAACTCGTCCACGTACTCGGGGCGCTTGACGAGGAGCGATCCCTCGCGCTTGCCGACGGACCGGAACAGGAGTTCCTTCCACAAGGCGAGAAGCGCCCGGCTGTCGTGGTCCTCGACGATCTTCTTGAGGTACGCGGCCGGGTCCTTCTCATGGGCGAGGTCCATGTCGACGACATCGGCCTCTTCCAGTCGGAAGTACCACTCCTCGGTGACCTCGTTGCCGTCGAGGTCCTCGAACGTTATCTCTTTCTTGACTGCGGCCATGGGAATATCCCTCTGATCTTTCTGGGGTTAGCCGTCTGAGATCAGGCGGCGGACTCGTCGACGCCGTCCTCGGGCTCCTCGGTGACGGTGAGCTCGACGACCTCCTCGACCTTCTCCTTGGCCAGACGCGCCATGGTGGCAGCGGTGGCCGCGACTCCCACGGCGACGCCGTAGAAGAACTGACGGTTCTGCTTGGCCTTCTCGACCAGGGCCGCCAGTCGGCTCTTGACGGACTCCTTGGCGCCGCTCTCGTCGGTGGTGACGGTCTCCGCCTGCTCGGACTGGTCCGTCTTCGGCTCGCCCTGGGCCGGAACGGCCTTCAGGTTCGCCTGGTCGACGACCTCCTCAACGGGGGACTTCTTGTCGGCGGAGTTCGCGGCGCCCTTGGTGTTCGACATTATGAGTTGTTACCTTTCGTGGTTACTCGCACCCGAACACTTCGTTCAGGTGTGTGGTGTGGTAGTGGAATGCGGCGCGCCAATATGGATTCTCATCGGCGCTCTCCGCAGCTCTTCAACCGGTGGCGAGCCAGTACTTCGGGAACGGCGGCGGGAAGAACTCGATGGAGAAGCACGGTCGGTTCTGCTCGGAGACCGTAGTGGAGATCTTGAGTTCGAATTGCCGGTCTGTGTTCCAGCCGAGATCATCCGACCCGGTGGTGTGGTTCAGGCCGAGCTTGTCCCAGACGTCCGACAGTGACGCGTAGCCCTCGTTGAGGATGGACCAGTTGATGTCGTTCTCGACCTTGCGCAGCGTTTCCATGTCCGAGTTGAAATAACGCCCGGAGAAGGAGTCCTGGCACAGGACCTGACCCTCGGTGACCAGGATGACTTCCTTGGTCGACGGAGGATTGTTGGTGACCCGGTCCTGAGCGAGCTCGTCTCGGATCGCCTGTTCCTTGGTCTTGCCGACCTTGGAAACGGTCTTGGCTCGGTACTCGCCGTAGGACTTCTCTACGACGGTGTACGCAGACAGCAGAGCCGCATGACGACGCTCCTGAACGTGAGCAGCGAAGATGATTGCGGTGATACCAGCAGCCGCACTGATCGCCGCGGGGATGTAGCACTTCCAGGTGGCGTTGAACTTCTCCTCGAAGGTGAGGGCTACGTCCGGATTCGCATACTTGGGCGTTTCCTCGATGGGAATGTCGGCGAGCTTCTTCTGCTCGGCTTCCTTGAGCTTGTCCGCAGCCTCGAAGGCACCCTTCGCTGCAAGATATGCGGTAGCCAGGGTGCCAGTGACACCAATCGCGGACAGAATCGCCGGTGAGTTCTTAGCGGCGACCTTACCCGCACGCTGGAACAGCGCGCTGAGATCCATCTTGTTCTCCTGTGTCTAGTCGCCAGCCGGCGATTCTTTAAGCGGTGGTGAGTGTTACTTGTTGCGCTTCGACTCGATGATGACCTTGCCGACGACGTCGACGATCTTCATCGCGACGAGCACAACGCCGACCTTCACGACGAAGCTGTCCGAGAGCTTCTTGGTGTCTTGCATGATGTCCCGGGCGACCTTCTCGAACAGATCCCCGTCGTAGTCCTCCGGCGGTTCCGGGGTCTTCGTGTTCTCGTCGTCGAGGTACTGACCCTGCTCCGGCTCTACGTCTCGGTCCTGTTTGACGTTCTCGTCCATGCGAGTATCCCCCTAGATGTTTCCGAGCGAACGGCCGGTGACGGTCTCGAAGACCTTGGCGTAAGCCATACCGCCGACGATGGCACCGATGCCCATCGTCGAGGTCAGTCCGAGTGCCACCGTGATGCGAGCGAACATGCACTACTCCTTGACGAGCCGGACCGTCTTCGTGGTGCCGAGCATCGTGAACTTGTACGTGAGCTCGCCGTTGTCGTAGGCGAACTTCTTGGTCTTGTCCTGCGAGCCGAAGAGCGAGTTCGCCATGGCGTCGGAGTCGCCGAGAGATGTGACCTCGGAGAGCACCGCCGGATCGGTGTCCGTGTCGAACGACCCGAGCCAGTAGATGTCGCTGGAGTCCCGCGTCTTCAGGTTGATCTGGATGGAGCCGGCAGTGATCTCCGCCTGGGCGAGAATATCGCCGGTGTCCTTGTTGGACTGCTTCCAGGTCCCGATCATGCTGGGGACGGTCACGGGCACCTCCTTGGAGCTCTGCCCGGACGCGGTGTCGGATCCGTTGTAGGCGTACCAGCTCAGAGACCCGAACGCGATCACGAAGACCACGGTTATAACTCGGTATACCAGCGACTTCCGGGACTTCTGGACATTCCTGTTCACCTTGTTCCCCCTTCAGGGTAAAAGAAAAACCCAAACCCCTTGTAGGGGGTTCAGGTCTTGATTCCGGTTGATGGGTCGGTCAGTTGTCGGTGGACTCGGTCTCGTCCTCGGGGGCGACGTCCTCCATACCCGCGGCGATGCGCTTCAGCACGAGGGAGACGGCGGCGGTGCCGACGACAACAGCTCCAGCTCCGATGGCGATCTTGGTGATCAGCTTCTTGGAGGTGGCGTTCTGCTCGTCGGTACCCTCACCGTTCTCCTTCGCGGCGACGCGCTCCATGGCACGGGTCAGGAAGGACTTCTTCGAGGTTTCGGTCGTGGTCTCAGCGGACATGACAGTTCCTTTCGTAGGGGTCTCATTATAAGGCGTGTAAATCTTGCGAGACCCGTACGAAAAGCATAAACCCCATGTAGGGGTTTAGAGGCTGTGAGGCGTTACTTCTGGGCGATCGTGTAGATGTAGTCTTCGTCCTCGGTCTGGAACCGGGTCAGGCTACCATCCTCCAAAGCATTCATAGCTTCCGGGCCCAGCTTGATCTTGATGCTGTTGCCGTTCGTCTTGATGACGATGGCGGCGTAAGCAACAAGCGCGGCGGCTGATACGGTTACTGTGAGAATCTCGGGGGCATGGCGCTTAACGGCGTTCTTGGCCTTGGCGAGCTGCTTCTTCATGATTTTTCCAATCGTAGGGGTCTCATTGTAGGGCGTGTAAATCTTGCGAGACCCCTAGACGGATTACTCGTCAAGCCCATCGACGGTGATCTCGTCGCGGACCTTCTTCGCGATGAAGAGGATGATGAGGAGGATCAGAGCGAAAATACCGATCTTCTTGGCAGCCACCAGATCACCTTTCGTCTTTCGTGAAACCCAAACCCCATGTAGGGGTCGGCACAGTGTTCTCTCTCACCTTACGACGTGTATTTCGTGCGAGTTACTTCTTACGAGCTGGACTCTTCGGGGGCTTCTTGTGTTCGTCCTCAAGCAGAGCCGGCGCTACGAATCCCTCGACCTTGCCCTGGGCGATGTTGGGCTCCCACTTTCCGAGAAGAGTTATGCGCTGAGCGGCCAGAAGGTCGGCGATCTCGGGGCGGTCGGTGTTGACGGTCAGAGGGACGAAAATGTTCACCAGCGGGTAGTCCGGGTGGGGCCGAATAACCTTGATCTGCATGACGATCCTTACTTGTTCTTGTGGATCTTCGCGTAGGCACGCTTGCTCTGGAGACCGCCGACGGCGTCGATGAACTTGCCCGCACCAGCGAGAGCGGCACCGACGATGGCGATGACGGCGAGGGGATTCTCGTTCCAGGCCTCCTTCAGCTTGTCCATCGCCTTGGAGCGCTTCTCGTTGAGGTCGGAAACGGAAGTCAAACGAGCCATGAATATAAGCCTTCCTAAAAGGAAAACCCAAACCCCTTGTAGGGATCGGGCTTTGAGGTCAGTTCTCGGTCTTGTTCCGGCGGGACTTCAGGAAGCGAACACCCTCGCGCGCGCCGTCGTAACCGAGCTTCGCGACCTTGAAGGCGCTGAATGCAATAGCGCCGAACACGATCGCGTCGTTCACGTTCTTGGCAACGGTGCGAGTGGTGGACTTCTTCTCGTTGTCTTCCATGGGATTCCAATCAGAGTAGGGGTCTCATTATACGCCATGTAAAATCTGCGACCCTGACCGAAAATACCTCCCGGGGAATTTTGCCGAACGAAAACCCAAATCCCTTGTAGGGATCGGGCTTGAGATCAGTCTTCTTTGTCAGCGCTTTTGGTTTTCTTCAGCGCGATCTGGCTCAGGGTGTCAATCGTCTTGATCGTGGCGTAGACACCAACCGCGGTGAGGGCAACATACTTCACAACCTCTTTGCTTCGCTCAGCGATGAGCTTCACAGTTTCGGGGTGAATGATCTTGTCCTCGCCAGGGGTGGCGTCTTCGTTCGTCTTCTTGGTCTTGACGGCCCTGATTCGGAATTCGCGGTTCAGCATAACGGGGTCCAATCAGAGTAGGGGTCTCATTATAGGCCCTGTAAACTGTGCGAAAGCATAAACCCCGTGTAGGGGTTCAGAGGCTTTGAGATTAGTCCTCGATGGAGGGCATGGTCTCTTCTTCCTGAACTGCGTCAAGCTTGGAGTCTCGCATCTCCTTCAGTGCGATGAAGGCGAGAACGATCGGTCCAATTGCGTTGATGATCTGCAGGTGAAGAGGCATTACACAGCCTTTCAATAGGGGTCTCACTATAAGCTGTGTAAAACGTGCGAATCTCCCAGAAAACACTCTCATTTTGACAAAGCATAAGCCCCATGTAAGGGCCCAGAGGCTTAGAGATCAGAGCCACGTGACGGCGGCTGCGTTGATGGCGAGGTGAATCGTGTTGTCAGCGATGATCATCAGCCATACGGTCATCCACACTGGCCGGTCCTGGTGGTATCCGGTGACAGTGCATTCCGACCACGGGTGTCGGTGTGCCTTGGGCGCCAGAAGGTTCTTCGCCCACACGACGTACCGGGCCAGTCGGTAGTGGTCGATTACAGCGTGAGTGGCGACGATGACGGCCAAGGCGGACGGCGACTGGGTGACCAGCAGGTACGGCAGGCCGTAAGTGAAGGCGTGGGCCCAGGCGGGCCACCAACGCTTCGTCTTCTCGTTTGCCATCCAGTCGGATTGCAAGAGGTAGTCGCCCACCAGGTGGGCGAGGACGACGCCGAGCGCAAGCATGGCTCTCCTTGGGGTTATCGGCGGCCGCGCAGGCGCTGTTTTTCCTGCGAGGAAAAAAGCCATACCCCATGTAGGGGCAGAGGGCCTGAGATCAGTCTTCAGAGGTTTCGTTCGCGGCTCGAATGGCCTTGACGGTGAAGTAAGCGGATGCAGTCCACAGCGCGTACCTTGCAATCCGGCGGGCGAGCATCTTCCTTTCGAACTTCTTGTCCTCCTCCGCCTTACGCTTGGCGCGCTCGGCATTGACAGAACGAAGAGTTTCCTGGAATCGCTCGCCTCCTTCTCGGAGGGTCTCGCTGTTGATCTCCATGGCTTCGTTGATACGGTCGATGGGGTCCGACACGATTGAATCCTTTCGTAGGGGTCTCATTATATGGCATGTAGATCCTGCGAAAGGAAAAAGCCATACCCCATGTAGGGGCAGAGGGCCTGAGATTAATCTTCGAATCGGGCGGTCATCTTGAAAAACGCGCGGTCTTCCTTCAAGGCTTTCTCTCGCTTGGTCGAATCGGTGATGTTGTCGTACTTTCCACTCTTGATCAGTTTCCTCATCATTTCGTCCGCTTTTCGAGCAGCCCGAAGATTCGCGTGCGCTTCTTCAAGTTGCTCGTTCGTCGGAGGACGGTAGGTAACCCAATCCAGAATGATAGGTGCGACTACGCCGACGGCCATCAGGATATAGCCGAGTTTGGTTCCACGGTTCATGATGTTGGTCCTTTCGTAGGGGTCTCATTATAAGGCGTGTAGATCCTGCGAAAGGAAAGGCAAAAAAACAGAGGGCGTGCAAACCTTGCTAGGGGTCTGCACGCCTTCCGTCAGTGATCCTTCAGGGGGCTGCTTGTCAGCCGATCATCTTCCGTCCGACCATGCCGAGCGCCTTCGAGGTGAGGGCGTGCGCGTGCTCGAAGTTCAGGACGAACAGGATTCCGGCGAGGTTGACGCCGGCGCCGACCAGAGCGTCAGGGCTCACCTTCCTCTTGGAGTCAACATCCTTGAGGGGGTAGAGCTTCTTCAGCTGGTCGGACACCTTGTCGTACTCCGGAGTGTCCGGCTCAAGTCCCGAAAGCTTCGAGAGCAGGCGCGCGATCTCGTTTTCGAGGGCGCTCGGTTCGGTCTTCTTGATGAAGTGAATCGGATTGATCATGGCGATCCTTCCATTAGGGGTCTCATTATAAGGCTTGTAAAACATGCGACCCCTGTGAAAGGTGTTACTCGCGGATGACCGGATTCTCGCCGGTCTCCTCGGTGATCTTGAAGGTCGCCTGGGTCTTCGAGATGACCTCTACGGGCGGCTGTTCGAAGACGATCCGGGCAAGGCCGTTCTCGCCTACCTCGATGGCTCCGGCGTACTGGGTCCCACTGGCGTAGTACGACTTCTTTGAGACCTGCACGAGAACGCCGAGGCATGTGTTCAGGGCTGCGATGCTGCCCATGACCTCCTCAGCCTTCGGAAGACCCCAGATCTGCGCGAGCGCGAAATATAGGGTTCCGAGAGCGGGGAGGACGATCGTTGCCGACTTCTTCACTCGGTTATAAGTCGAGTCAGCCAGGAGTGGCGTCGGCTTCTTCTCGTGTGACGTAGTGGACATTCCTTCTCCATCCCTCCGGGTCTCGGTTGCGAGACAGCTCGGCGCTGGCGTAGCTGCTGTAGGACCTGAGCGGGAGCTGAGCTACTTCAGCCATGACCCGCTCCGCCGTTCCGTTACCACCAAGAGCCTTGTACGGCTTGAAGAAGTACTTGTCGAGCTCGTCGAACTCTTCCGTGGTGATAGAGCCGCGCTCGATGTACGCCTTACCGTGCGAAGTGATCGTCTCGCGGGCCATGCCCATCATGAGAGCAGTGGTCGCTGCTCTCTTCGTGTCTCTGTTCCGAAGGAAGGTCCACATTCCGGTAGACCCCATGGCGGACCCGAATATGATCGTGATCACTCGGATCCAGACCTCGTCCATAAAACGCACCCTCCCCTAACAATCTACGTTGTTCGTTTCCAGACCCCCACGTTCCTGATCCACGGTTCCGCAACCTTCCAGACGCCGCCGACCTTTACGTAAGGGATAGCTGGTTTCCATTCCGCACCTACCTTGACGTAGGCTCCTGCGATAGTTCTGACGCTGGCTGCCCCAGACCACGCACTCCACCCCACCGCGCTTTTCGCACGGGTTCGGAAGTAATATACGGTCCCTGGGTTCAGACCAGTAACCACCTGAGGAGACTTCGCGGCGACGGAGTTCGTCGGACTTCCCGATGAACTCGTACTCCACCCGATCTCGTATCCGGTGATTGTAGAGCCGCCCGTCCCGTTAGGGCTAAAGGCGACATCGACACTCGTCATCCTGGCGCTGGACAAAAGCGGAGTGCTTGGGGCGTCTGGAGCTTTGAGTGTTTTTGCGGTTGCTCTACCGGACCACGCGCTCCACCCTTCGGAGTTATGCGTGCGCGCCCAGAAGTAGTAAGTCGTACCGGAAGACAACCCGGATATGGTCGTCGACCGGTCAGAACTCACTGTGTGCTGTACCGACGTTGAACTGGTGCCGTAACCGATCTGTCGTGCGTCAATCGCATCGCCACCATTTGGTCCGTCCACAAACGAAACGTGGACTGAATTGGCAGTGATACTGGTTATGACGGGGGTAGTCGGCTTGGACGGGACTGTGTCCCGCTTGATCGCCTGACTGAACGACGTCGGACCACCGATACCCGTAGAACTGGAACCGTCGGTGAGGCGGAAAGTAACCGTCTGAGAATCCGTGATTCGGACTTCTCCGACTTTCTTCCAATCAGCACCCGTGGGGTAGTTGATCGTAGTGGAAGTGGTCTTTCCGTTCGCCGTCCAGTTGAACGGCATTCCGTTCCACCAGTCAGACGAATATCCGGCCTTGAACCAGAACTCGACATCGAGCCCGGTGTCCCGGATCATCATCTTGCCGTTGACGCCGGTGGTTTTTGTGTAATCGGTCACGGTACCACCTAACTCAGGATCTTGAAGTAGATGTCACCGTCGGAACCGGTTGCCGGAGCCGGGTCGGTAGTTCCCGTTGTGATTCCGGCAGAAGTGCGGTACCCAGACTTGCCTGTCGGGATGAGAGCCTTCAGGGCAGCGATGAAGTCCCGGGTGCGATTGATCTCGCGTGCTCCCCAGCGAACCCGACCTTCTTCGCCGGTCTCAGGTACCGTCGTGTAACCGGCCGCCGTAGCAGCGTCTCCAGGCGGCATGTCAGATCTCCTTTACCTCAGTCGCAGCGAACGCAGTACCCTTGTTCGTCGAGCTTCTGTCGGTGAAATCTCCGACGGAAAGCCCGCCAAAGTTTCATCATGGTTGATCGATCCATTCCTCGTCAGTGAGTTCGGACCAGACCCTGTTGTTGAGCCAGGACAGCCAAGAGCCAGTGTTGATGAAGGTGTTGAGCGTCAGAGTCGGATAGGACCTGTCGCCCTCACGGTCAGACACGAAGATCTGTTCCGTCACCCGCATGTTGTTCGTGACGCCGCTCAGGTTTCGAGTCTCGACAAGATCCCCGAGGTTGTAGTCACGACCGTACTTGAATTGGCTGAACTGACTGACCTCACCATCGAACGCCTGGTAGGTCCGGTACTTCGCTAGCTCTTCGTTTCCTCGCTGAGCCAACGCAGAGGGTACGTCAGGGTTTTCAGACGTAATATCCGTTGCGTTGACGACCAGAACGCGGCGTTCAAAACCCTCCACTTCGGGATCCACACCAAGTCCGTAGACCATCGCGAATCCCGCCGGAGAATATACGTACGCCACGTTCTTGGCTTTGTCGACCGACGTGAGCTCTTTGGTGTTCTGCAGATTGTCCAGCTCCGGCGTGAAGATCACCGGAGGAAGAGTAGTCTGGCTAGAAGTCCGGTTGCTGCCTGAGTAGACGTCGAAGTAGAGCTCTGACAAGTCGTAGTGCCGCAGAATCCGGAACCCGAGGGTCCAGACGTTGCAAATATCCACGATTGCGTCGTAGACCGGTTGAGGGTCCAGCTCTACCGTGATGGGGTCGATTGGTTCCAGAATCGTGTCTGGAGAAAGGAACGAACCTTCCGTGATGAACGGAATCACGTCATTGGGATCGAGAACCCCAGTGACGCAAATATCGTGGAAGATCTTTCGTGCAACGTCGGCCGGAGGAAGCGTAATCGTCCACTTGGGCGAGGTTGTCAAGTCGCTGAGAGACTCCTTGGCAACCCGGTCCGTGAGGATCGATTCCAACGACCTCCCCTTGACGGTCAACTTCCTCCGGCCTTCGCTGTCTTCAGCATCCTCGACGGTTTCGACCACCATGACGTAATTGGACTCGTTCATGGCCAAACGCGTCCCTGTCTTGAACAGAGAGCGTGTCGATTGTGTCGAGAATATGTCGAGCTGGAAGTCGCCGAACTCCTGGAATCGCTCAGTCCAGATAAGCGACTCGAATCGATCGACGACTGCCTCTCGTCGAAGCAGAGGGTCAAGTGTGTAAAGCTCCACTACAGACCCCCATACTTGGTGACGAACTCGACTTCGAGCGGGATGGGATCTCCCTCCGCATAGACGCGGATACTGTTGTCCCCTGGCAGTAGCTCGATCCACTTTGACTGAGGCGATACACCGTAGAGCACTGAACTACTGGTGCCTGCTCGGACCAAGGTGGCCCCCTTGGAGCCGAAAACGGTGCTGATGGTCAGCGTGTCTCCGGCTTCCAAGGGGTAGTTGTTGAATTCCAGAGTCTGTACCTCGTCGTTAGGAAGGACGTGATACACGGTGAACTCCGGAAGCGCACGATCGACGTTGAGTACGAGCTGGATGCCCGTCTCGACAGTGCCGTCGTACTCGATGTTCATCGAGTCGGTCTCGTCGGCCACGGTGAACCCAGGCACGGCTATCGGAAGCGGATCGATGAAATCCGGCTCGAAGCACATGATGGATATGTTCGCCTTGGGTTCGTTGGTGAAGTGCTCGACGTCGCAGTCTTCCACGACACCAACGATATCGACACTCAGTCCATCCAGGAGAATGAACGTGAGCTTGACCTTCGACTCCGTCATGAAAACCCGGTACAGCTTGTTCCGGAGACTGTAGACCGTATCCGTTTCCGGATCGGGTTCCAGCTCCAGTTCAAACTTGATGTTCCGGGCTTCACGACGACTGGACTGGAACTGTTCCCCGTCAGCATTGGCAAAGCTCGACGATACGAGATTCGCCTTTACGGGGCCCAGCCCCTCTATCTTCACGACCCGAAAGCCGGAAGAATCATCCTCCAGAGGGAAGGTGAGTAGATCGCCCCTCGGAGACCTGGCTTCAACTGTTGCCAGCACTTGTCGTCAGAGCTCCCTTCGCCTTGGAGAGTTGGTTGTTTGTCTGACGGTAGATTTCCGCCGAAGACAGAGCCTTCGGGGAGTAGTTGTTCTGAGTAAACGACATCGGAGCCGGAGCAACCGTTGTCTCACTCGACTGCCTTGCTGCAGCCTGGTTCCTCGCGTAACCCGCAGCGACGTATGCCGCCTTGGAATATGCGGAGTCCACAGCTATCGGCTTGGCTGCGAACAACGTACCGATAGACGCAGCATCCTTCTTGACACTGGACAGGTCCAGGACAGGAGTGATAACCGGAGTCAGATCGGAGTCGTGCACGATCAAGTCTGAGAAGCCCGTAAGAGACTTCCTGAGAGACTCGACTGCGGCCTTTCCGGTGTCCGAAGAAGCCTTCTCGACAGATCCGGACATATCGGCCAGACCCTTGATAAGACCCTTCGCGGAAAATTCTCCGACCTCCATGAACGCGCGAGCCGGCGACTTGATACCCAGCTTCTTCTTGATGGCCGAAACCATCTTCGCAGCAAGGTTGTCCATGAGCTTCTCAAGCCGCTTCTGCTGCGACTCAAGGCCCTTGACAAGGCCGAGTGCGGAGTCCACACCAGCCTGATACAGCGCAGTAGAAGCATCCTTACCGAGCTTGCCCGCGACAGTGTCGAGGTCCTTACCCAGCTTGTTAACCTCGTCGACGCTGGCCTTACCACCCGCTAGAAGCTCATTCGCAAACGGAAGACCACTGACTCCCTTGGAAAGGAGATCCTGGTACATCTCATCGTTCAGGCCGAGAGCTCGCAGACGCTGAAGAGTGTTCGCGTACTGCTTGGTTTCCTCGATCTGCTTCTTGAGATCTTCCTTGAACTTCGCGACAGAGGTGTCATCGCCCGCGGTTGCCACATCGCCGTACTGGTCGGTGATGGACTTCCGATAATCGTCTCGCGTTTTGACAGCTGCGGCGTACGTGTCCTTGGCCGTCTTGATGCGCTCGGTGAGCTTGTCGTAC